AGCCGACGCTTGAATGTCGTTGCTGACCACCCACCCATTGCCAAACGGGCTTATGATCTCGGCGACCAAAAGCGCCCCGATAAGCTGATCGGCAGACCCCGGCTTCAGCTTCTTGTCTGCTGTCGATTCGCTGCACCCATCAGAAATCAACTTGGCCCGAAGCGCCGACCGGCTGATGTAAGGCAGTCTTTCCTTGTCTTCGGCCCCGCAGGCATACCAAGCGGCTTCGAACTGCTTGCGCAATGTCTCGACCTTAGACTCTTTCTTGGGCGCTACAGGGGCCTCTGTGAGGCTTACAACGGCGCTTGTCACCGGCTGGCCATCTTCGTCGATCCATCCGGGAATCTCGACCGACGTCAATTCCGCGTAGATTGGCTCGGCAAGTTCGGCGTCCTTACTTTTGCGCTGTACGATCTGAATCGGGCCGCCGTCTTTTCCCGGCACGATGCTGATTTCGATGTCTAGCGCCCCGCGCCATGCTGAGGAGCCGCGCGCTCTGTGCTGGGCCTCGTCGCTAACGCCGGTATGATGCACCAGCAGCACCGAGCAGCCAAACTCGCCCATGAGCGCCCCGCAGGCGTCTAGCATCGTCTTGGCATCCTGCGCGCTATTCTCGTCGCCCAGCAGAAACCTGTGAAGAGTGTCGACCACGATAAGGCTGGGTCGCTTGGGCAGCGCCCGAATGTTGTCCACCACCCGCATATAGCCCTGCGGAGTGTTGAGATCGCAACCATCCCGGCTAAGCCACATGGACAGCGCCCCGGCCTGATTATGCACCTTCCAAGCCGCTACACGTCCTCGCAGACCGTGATGGCCCTCGCCCGCTAGGTAGACGACCGTGCCGGATCGAACCTTAAGGCTGGCCCATTCTGGTACGCCAGCGGACATGCGCAGGCACCAATCCAGCACCACGAAAGTCTTGCCGCCCCCGGATGGGCCGTGGACCATAATGAGGGCTTTGTCCTGAAGCCAACGCTTGACGAGCCACGAGATAGGCGAGGGCTGGGCGCAGAAGTCGTCTGCCGGAATAAGCCAGTCGTCTTTGGGCGGCACGAGAAAGGCGGCGAGGTCATTACCGGCCTGCGCGTAGTCGTTTGCGTCGCCGGGCTCTGGAGGCATGACCATGCGAGCGCCAAACTTGGCCGATGCTTGCTCTGCGTATCGCTGACCAACGCCTGAAGCATCATTATCTGCAACGATTACAATGTCCTGCGTGGCTCCGTACATCTCCCGCAGTAAGCCGGTAACAGGAACCAGATTGGAGGCTGAATAGGCGACGATGCACGGGCGCCCTGAAACTTCGTGAATGGTCGCGGCGGTAGCAAAACCTTCGGCCACATAGAGGGTGCCGGGCTCGTCTAGGGTGCCGATCTGCCAGAAGCGGGATCCAGTCTGAGCGCCGGAATGGTAGAGCTTGCCTCCATCTGCGGCGATGTATTGAAGGCTGGACAGAGCGCCATCGTGATCGAACAGGGGGACAACAAGCCGTCCGTCGCCTGTGACGCGAGCACCGTGGGTCTTGATGCCCTTGGTTTTAAGATAAGGGTGGTCCGGGCTTGCTGGGCCACATTCAACCCAGATGGTCTCGATGGTGCTGGAAGCAATTTCCTGTTTCTTGGCCGATTCGGCATCACGAAGAGCTTTGGCTTCAGCCATACGTCTGACGTGGGTCATTTCTTCGGTATGAGTCAGCTTGCGGCCTATGTCGGCCCGCCATGTTGATTCGATCCCTGATCGCCAGCAGCCAAAACGCCCGGCAGGAATACCGTCTCCAAAGGCAATGTACCAGCCTGTCTTGTCTCCATGCCCGCCCGACCCCTTCGTTCCCGAATTAAATCGGTGGATCTTTCCATCCAGCAAAATTTCGCGAGGAAGCGACATGCCGGAGCCAGAGATAGCGTCAAGAAGCTGAGTTTCTGGCGAAAGGCTTGTTTCTGCCGGAGGGCTCCAAGGCCCGCCTAATATGCCTGTTAGATCAGCCATTTTGCTTTGTCCCTTCAAGGTAGTCGCTCAAAGCCTTGAGGACCTTGTAGCTAGGGTTAGCGTCTTCATTATCTCGCACGCCTTTGATTGTATTGTAATGCAGGCCGGTTGAGACGGACACCATGCTAATTCGTCGGTCCTTCAAGGCAACCCTTATCTGTTCGATTGTCATCATTTTTTAATCCCCTGTTGATTTTTGACATTTCGCTGTTGCTAAATGCCACAAGGCGTTCTAAATTGCAAATGTTGATCGAACGGAATGGTCCAACCGATCAAAACCGAGGAGGCCGCATTGGCCATATCAGTAAAAAATACCGGCAGCTTGTCTGCCAACGGCGTCAAGCTGCTTGTCTATGGGCAAGCGGGCGCCGGAAAAACCAGCCTGATTCGCACATTGCCTGATCCGATTGTGCTTTCCGCCGAGGGCGGGCTTCTTTCCATTCAGGACGCCAATCTCCCTTATATCGAGATCACCAGCATGGATGATCTGAAGGAGGCGTTCGAATGGATGTCGACCCCTGAAGGTCTTGGCTTCAAAAGCGTGGCGCTGGATAGCATTAGCGAAATTGCTGAGGTTGTGCTGAATCACGAAAAGAAGATCGCGAAAGATCCCCGCCAAGCCTATGGCGCCATGCAAGAGCAGATGGCCGACATTATCCGCGCTTTTCGCGATCTGCCCGGACGTCATGTCTACATGAGCGCCAAGCTGGAGAAGTCGCAGGACGAAATGGGTCGCATCTTGTATGCGCCATCGATGCCCGGCAACAAGACCGGCCAGAGCCTGCCCTACTTCTTTGACGAGGTGCTGGCGCTGCGGGTTGAGAAGGACGCTGATGGCAACACCCAGCGCGCTATTATGTGCGACTCGGATGGCCTGTGGCTGGCCAAAGATCGCTCCGGCAAGCTGGGTGCATGGGAAGCTCCTGACCTCGGCGAGATTATTGCCAAGATCGGAGGTGCGGCATGATGCCGCTACAGAAATTATCTGGGGAATGGCTGGAGGCAAAGGAAGCCGAGCGAAACGCCACCGAAAGGCGGCGCCTTATTGAGGATGAGATGGTCCGCCTCATTGGGTTGGAGCAGACGGACGAGCACACCCGCAAGGTGGAGGCCGATCCCTTCACCATCAAGATTGCCTGCCGCATTAACCGCAAGGTTGATGGGGACATGGCCCAAGAGATTGCAGCGGAGCATGACATGCAGGACCACCTTGGCCTGCTGTTCCGCTGGAAGCCAGAACTGAGCATGACCGCATGGAACGGCGTGGGCGACAACGTGAAACAAGTCTTCGCCCGCGCAATTACCGCAACCCCCGGGCGTCCCTCTTTCACGATCACGTTGGAAGCCCCTATCTCAAACATGAAGGCAAAGTAAAATGGCAAACCTTGGTGAAATCTTTGACGTTGAGTTTCTCCCGCAGGGCAAGACATCCTTTGATCCCATCCCGCCCGGCTGGTACACGGTCACGATAGCCTCGGCAGAGGTGAAGGCCACGAAGAACGGGACGGGCCAGTACATTGCCCTGCGCTATGACATCACCGGCCCGACCCATCAGGGGCGGGTGGTGTTTGGAAACCTTAACATTCGCAACCAGTCCCCGAAGGCCGAAGAGATCGGGCGCCAGCAGCTTGGCGACATCTGCCGCGCCATTGGGTTGGCGAAGGTTGGCGACACGGACCAGTTGGTCGGCCATGGCCTGTCGATCAAGGTGGACATCGAGAAGTCCGAGCAGTACGGCGACAAGAACCAAGTCAGGGGATTCAAGCCTGTTGTTGGGGGGGCGCCGAAAGTTGTGGGGATGGCCGCTACTATTTTCGCCGCTGCGCCTGCGAAGGCTGCCCCTCCTTGGGCCAAGAAGTAACATCAACAGCCGGGGCTGAAAGGCCCCGGTCTTCTCTGGAGGCACTATGAAAATTCCTGACCGCGAAAGCACCATCGAAAACCTGATCGACAAGGCGCACGAAGCTCGCCCAGATCGCCCTCGCCCTCACATGGGCGCGTCAATGCTTGGCAGCATATGCGAGCGCAAAATGTGGCTGTCGTTTCGCTGGGCGGTGCAGCCAAAGTTTCCGGGCAGGATCTTGCGCTTGTTTCGCCGAGGGCATCAGGAAGAAACCAACATCATCAAAGACCTTCGTAGCATTGGGATTGCAGTCAAGCCGTTGAACGCACAGGAAGGCGTAGACTTTGGTTGCCATGTATCCGGCAGCATTGATGCCATAATTGAGAGCGGTGTGCCAGAAGCCCCGTCTAAGCGCCACATTGGCGAGTTCAAAACGCACTCATTGAAATCATTCAACGACGTGGAGGCGAAAGGTGTCGAAAAATCAAAGCCTGAACATTTCGCTCAGATGCAAGTCTATATGCACGGAACCGGCATTGACCGTGCATTATACGTGGCGGTTTGCAAGGACAACGACCGCATCTACACCGAGCGCGTTCGCTATGACAAAGAGATGGCTGAAAAGCTGGTCGCGCGTGGCAAGCGCCTTGCGCTGTCTGAGCGTATGCCTCCACCTATATCGACTGACCCGTCATGGTTTCAGTGTAAATTCTGCGATGCGCATTCTTTCTGCCACGAGACGCATCTGACCGAGCATGTGAATTGCAGGACATGCGCGCACAGCACCCCCAAGGATGACAGCACTTGGCATTGCGAGCGATACGACACACCGATTGAGATTGAAACCCAACATGGCGGGAAAAACTGTCCTGCACATACGCTGCACCCTGATCTGGTGCCGTGGCACATGTTCGATGGCAGCGACTGGATCGCCGTTTACGAGGTGGACGGGCGCAAGGTCAGGAATGGCGAGGGCGAGGTTAGCAGCCAAGAGCTGATCGACAACGCCTCGGGCTGCGTCAACCCGACAGTCGAGAAGATCAAGCAGATATGGCCGGGTGCCAAGGTGGTGAAATGATACATTATCACGGAACACCAATCAGCCCGATCAGCGCATTGCTGGAAATGCACGGCAGGCACTTCTGTGTCAGTCATGCCGCTCCTAATGATGTGGCTAGGTGCCATCAAATTGGCCAGTCCGTGATGCTCGACAACGGTGCCTTCTCGGCATGGAAGACCGGGAAGACCGTGGATTGGGCCGGGTACTATAATTGGACTGATCGCTGGCTAGATTGCCCAACAACATGGGCGGTCATCCCTGACGTGATAACTGGCTCTGAAGATGAGCAGGATGCGTTAATATCCCAGTGGCCTTATGGCCATCGCGGCGTTCCAGTTTGGCACATGCACGAATCCATCGACAGGCTCGTGCGTCTGACATTGGAATGGCCGAAGGTCTGCGTTGGATCGTCTGCGCAATATGCTGTTGTCTTGTCGCCTGCATGGGTAAGGCGCATGGACGCGGCTTGGAACGCTGTGGAGCGCCACCATAAAAGAACACCCCCGATGCACATGCTTCGCGGCATGGCGCTCAGTGGGCGTGAGTGGCCGTTCGCCTCGGTGGACAGCACGGACATCGCGAGGAACCACCACCGCGAACATAACTCACCCCGCAAGATGGCTGACAGGTGGGATACGGTCCAATGTCCTCATAAATGGGTCCAGACACCTGAGCAAATGGAGATAATCTAATGAAAATAACATATGAGATTGAAGTGCGCGGACTTTGCCCTGTTGACCTTTCATTTGATGTCTATCAGGTGAAGATAAGTTCAATGAAAATTGTCCAAGTTGAGGACATAATTTCAGTTGTTAACGCAATCAAATGGCCTTTGTATCAAGAGGAGATGACGCAAAAGTTGGCTGAAGAATTGCAATGTTCAGTTTGCAGTGTTGGCCATCACTCGGGTGTTAAAACGACGGTCGAGGTTTGACATGACCCAGCTATATAGACACTTTGATAAAGACGGAGTGCTTCTTTATGTTGGAATATCGCTCAGTTCTGTAGCAAGGCTGAGGCAGCATGAAGATCATTCTCATTGGTTTGAGAAGATCACTCGCGTTGAGATTGAGAATTTTGAAACACGCGAAAAGGCAATAGAAGCAGAAGTCAACGCCATAATCTGTGAAAAGCCAATACACAATATTATGCACAACAACAAATCAGCAGATGAATATGAAAAAATTCAAGCTGATAAAAGCCGTAAAGAACTGACGGGGAAAATGGTGCATTTCAAAACTTTCTACACGTTCGTAGAGGTCGGAAGTTTGCTTGGTATTGGTTCAAAGGCAGTGCAAGGGCTCGTCAGCGAACGAAAGCTTGGTGCAATTAGATTACCCTTGCGCAAAGAAGGGCTAAGCCATCACGGCACACCATTTAAGGAAAAAAGGGTTGTCAGTGGTTGGCAACTCATCTCTTACATTGAGAGCCTGCACAAGGAGTCCATTTAATGACCCAGCTTCGTGAATATCAACAGAAAGCCATCGACGATCTTTATGCTTGGTTTTCGGCAGGCAATGCGGGCAATCCCTGTATTGTCATGCCGACCGGATCGGGCAAGAGCCACATCGTGGCGGCGCTGTGCAAGGATGCCTTGCAGACGTGGCCTGAGACGCAGATTCTTATGTTGACGCATGTAAAAGAACTTATCGAACAGAATGCCGCAAAAATGAGAGAACATTGGCCCAATGCACCAATGGGAATCTACTCTGCCAGCATCGGTAAGAAGCAACTTGGCGAACCCATTACATTCGCGGGCATCCAATCGATTGGGGACAAGGCGGCACAAGTTGGCCACGTTGATTTGGTCATCATTGATGAATGCCATTTGGTGAACCATAAGGAGTCTGGCACTTATCGCATGTTCCTTTATGAGCTGACCATGATTAACCCGGCGCTTCGTATAATCGGGTTGACCGCTACGCCATTCAGGCTGGGGCATGGGTACATTACCGACAAGCCCGCCATGTTTGACGCGCTGCTGGAGCCGGTCAGCATCGAAGAACTGATCTACAAGGGTTTTTTGGCTACGCTGCGTAGCAAGCACACGAAAGAGCAGCTTGACGTTTCTGGCGTAAAGAAGCGTGGCGGTGAGTTTATTGAGAGCGAGTTGCAGGCGGCTGTGGACACTGATCCAAAGAACCGAGCGATTGTTGATGAAGTCATCGAAATGGCCGGGGATCGCAAGGCTTGGTTATTTTTCTGCACTGGCGTTGACCATGCCTATCATGTGGCGAAAGTGCTAAATGATAAGGGAATTGCTGCATCCTGCGTGACAGGAAAGACGCCAAAGAAAGAGCGTGAGAAAATTCTGAACGACTTTAAATCAGGCAAGCTGCGGGCGCTCACCAACGCCAATGTGTTGACAACCGGGTTCGATTACCCTGACATTGACTTGATCGCCATGCTTCGACCTACAATGAGCGCAGGACTGTACGTGCAGATGGCGGGGCGTGGGATGCGCTTGAAGTCTCACACCGATCATTGCATGGTTCTGGACTTCGCGGGTGTGGTATCAACGCATGGCCCCATCACTGCGGTGCAACCGCCCAAGAAGCCCAAGCCGGGGCAAGAGGGTGAAGCGCCTGTCAAGCTTTGCCCCAACTGTCACGAGCTGGTTCATCCCAGTGTGCGCGAATGCCCATCCTGCGGGTTTGAATTTCCTTTTGCTCAGAAAAAGCTGGAGCTTCGGCATGATGACATTATGGGCCTTGAAGGGAATGAAATGGCGGTTACTGAATGGCGCTGGCGCAAGCACATCAGCCGCGCTAGCGGGAAGGAAATGTTGGCGGTTTCATATTATGGTGGCTTGTCAGACCCGGCAATTACTGAGTACTTTCCGGTGACGCATGACGGGTATGCGGGAGAAAAAGCGGCGCAAAAAATCTTTCAACTAAGCAACCTCTCTAAAGCCAAAATAAACTTGATGGAAACAAATATGGACGCAATGTCTGATTCGTTGAACACTGGCGCACCGCCTCACACCATAAAATATGAAAAAGACGGAAAATTCTACCGTGTAACAAACAGGAGCTGGAAATGAGACACGAAAAGCCTGAAGAACTTGAAGCGCACGAAAAGATGATGGCAGAACTTTTCGCCAAGGGGCCGCCCAAGTTTTGCTACAACTGCATGAATTACAGCGGGGATGGGCGCTGCGGAGTGTTTGACATGGAGCCGCCCAAAGAGTTTACTCAAGTAGCAAATCAGTGCGACGAATGGTTTATGGAGCCTCCATTTTGAGTGACAGAATTCCGACAGAATATGAAGAACAGCGCGAGCTAGTCAAATGGTTTCGTCAAACTTTTGACGGTGTAAGGATATTCGCTATCCCCAATGGGGGTGCTCGTAGCATTACTACCGCCACGCGGTTGAAGGTTGAGGGAGTCAGCGCCGGAGTTCCAGACTTGTATATTCCGGCGTGGAAATTGTGGATTGAAATGAAGCGAAGCAAAGGGGGTGTTGTGGATAAAAATCAAAAAGATTGGCATTCATATTTGACTTCAATCGGTGATCTCGTCATGATTTGTCGTGGCGCCGAAGAAGCCAAAAAGATGATCAGAGAAGTCCAACAGAAGGAGCCTAAATGCGTTTTGAAATCATCATGAATATGCCGGTTAGGGGCAATGACGCGCAACGCAGAGAACCTGATCCTGCCTCGCCCCCCGCACCTGTTCAGCCCCCTGCTTTGATTCACAGGATCATCGTTGATTATCCTGCACCGAGTCTTGTCGATTTTCTAAATGAGACCATCGACGATGATTTCATCATTGTAGAGGAGTTTTACCCCGGAAAGTTTAGCAAAGAGTACGAGTCGCATGGGCTTGTTGCCCTCAATCGCCGATATATTGGCAAGATCAAACAATGGGAACGAAAATGAACCATAAAGAAATCCTCTACAAAGCAGCATCTATTCTAAATGAGCGCGGCGAAACCTATGGTGACATCGCCCCTCTTTTCAAGAATGCTGCACAACTGGCGTCGATCATCACCGGGAAAGACTACACCGAATACGACATTTCTGTGGTGATGGAGGCTGTGAAGCTTGCAAGGCGTCGAGCAAATCCAAGGGTTGCCGACCATTACATCGACAATGTAAACTACACTGCGTTCTCGGCGCAGTTTGCCCTGAACGAACATGATGGAGATAAATCTGCTGCCTTGGCAACGCAGCCTGTTGAAGAGGTTCAAAATGCGCAAAACATCACTGTTCACTTTGATGGCAGCAACACTACTGTCGTCGCAAGCTCTGGCGATTGAAGAGGAAGACGCCGGAGCTTTTTTTCGCTCTCAGGTCATCCTTCAAACAGATCGGTTTGTACCGTTCAAAAAGCAGGAAGTGGTTGAAAAGATAGCGAAAAAAGTAAGCCAAGAGCTTGGCGAGAAATGGGTGCAAGGCGCATTGAAGATCGCAAAACTGGAAAGCGGTTTCAATTGCAAGGC